TCAACAATAACAAGTGATGGAAACATGATCACATGTATAGGTTTAATGCTCAAAGGTCATTTGGGTGTAACTGTCTCTCATGTATTTGAGAATGATAGTTCTACTTATGTGATTTCAAAACATGGACGATACGAAGTAAGGTCCCTTTATCGCGTACCCACCCGTGATGTAACCTATTTCGAAATTGTTGATAAAACCTGTGCGCAATTTCCCACAATTACACATCAAATGAGATCAAAAGAAGAAGCACCACTTGAAAAAGCACCTGTTATATTGGCAGTTCCTAAGCGCTCTCACGTTTTCTACACATTTGGAACAGCTGATGCTCAAACAACAATGAAGCCCTTTGGGGACGTACATAAATGGACTGTAAGGACCACGAATACATATTGTACTGACACCACTGGAGTAACTGAAAAAGGAAATTGTGGATCATGTTATTTTAGTTTCAACTCAAAATTGAAGAAAAAGATTCTCGGAATCCATTGTGCAGGTAGTCAAACTGCTTGTCTAATGGCACCCATTTTTATTGAGGATCTTAACCATTGTCACAAAGAAGATCACTATGAACAGCAAGCTGCAAATTTAACACTATATAATGTAGACGATATGAATAGAACGGAATTTAATGCAACAAAGAAGAAATTCCCTCACTGCGAACCACTAGGAATTCCTGTCGTGATAAAAGGTGATCAAATTAAACCTGTATCTGTAGTGCAAAACTCACAAACTGTCTATCATCACTCACTTTTAGCTTCCCCCGACTTTCCATGCAATTTTGAACCAGCTGTACTTGATGGATTTGATGAAAGGTTGGAAACAGAACAAGTGCCGTTTCACATCTTATCTGAAGGTATGGTAAAATTTACAGAACCACGCCCACGCAAAATTGATTTAGTATTACTACGATCTGTCGTTGAAGAAGTCAAAACCTATTTACAAGCAAATATGAATTTTCGAGATGTCTTTAAAGTCCTAACAATACCAGAAGCATTAAATGGATCAACACAAATAGACGGATCTGGATCTTTGCCGATGGATACTTCTCCTGGTTTTCCCTGGACTCTCTGGGGTACCAAGAACAAGTATCTTGCACGCAATAGTGATGGAATATTGGAAGTGAAAAAAGATGAATATGGACAACATCTCTTGGATGCAATGAGCAATCTTAAACAACAATCATCTAGAGGAAAGTTAACCAGGACAACATTTACGGCTACATTAAAAGATGAAGTTTTAAAACCCTCAAAAATCTCAACTGGAGCAACACGTGTATTTTTGGCTGCACCTCTACATTTAACAATTTTACAACGACAATATTTCTTGGCTGTTTATCAAGCTATCATAAACTCTAGAAATAAACATTCAGCAAAAGTAGGAATTGATCCAGGTTCTTGTGAATTCAAGGAACTGTTTCATTTCATGCACAAAATTGGCAATTCTGGATTTTACGCTGATTATAAAAATTTTGATGGATCAATACCAAAAGAAATCATGGAAGCTGTTTGTGAAATTTACAATTCACTCTACAAAATATTTGACAAAAATTGGAAACCCGAAGATGACGATATTAGAACCGGACTGTACAAACACATTGCTGGCCCTAATGTACTTGTTAGAAATGTCGTAATTAAAGCACCAAATGGAAATCCTTCAGGACAATGTGGAACATCAATCGACAATTGTATTGTGAACATGATCATATTTCGATATGCTTATTATAAAATCATGGAGAAACACGGATTCAATGGTCTGTTTTCATCACATGTACAAATGGCATGCTACGGCGACGATAATATTGTGACAACTACTGACATCGTTAAAAACTATTTCAACTTCAAAAGTGTGCAACAAGTTATGCTTGAAGATCTCGGAATGGTTATTACACCTGCAGATAAAGAATCAACAGATTGCCCTGATACTGAAGTAATTGATATGGATTTTCTCAAGCGGAATTTTGTTAAAGAAGGAGAATATATCATTGGAAGATTACAAACAACATCAATTGGAAAAATCATGGCTTTTACAAAAGGGTCTCGTCATAAGTATAAACGTGGTAGCGAACCTATCATTGGGGATAAATATGAAGAAACTCTTGAAGGACTAGCTTATGAATTATGCATGTATCCAGAAGAAGTTTACAATCGAGAATACGACAGGATCAACAAAGTACTATTGGAGCATGGCAGGGAACAAATACCAAAACCACCACGTGAACGGATTTTAGCTGCACGTTATTATGGAAGTACTGCCTTTACCAAAGCTGAAAAAGGAGAAATTAAAATTTCTGCACCTGATAATTTTGACAACGAAGTGGATCTCCTGATGCTATATGATTAACAAGATGGTATCTATAGAAACTATAAGGGAGAACCAATTGGATTGCCACAAGCTATTCTGCTAAATATTTCAAACAGAGTGGAACAAGCTATGTGGGGAACATCGGACAGAACGTTTAATAAAACATGGCAGGCTGGACGGGAAAAGTATCTTGGACAGGAAGAGTACTACTACGGTGGTTACTAGTCCTGAAACGTAACACACTCACACGATGGGCTATCCCTAATGGATATGTCCTGTAAACATACAAGATTTACTCATATTGTTTTTGGACTGAAAGGTCTATTCATCTTTTCTTTTATTTCATGAATTCCCCCTCACGTAATACAAAACCTCATTCTAATCTTGATTTATTATTCTTTTTCTAAATCAATTTTTAAAATGCTCAATTCTTCTACTATTGAAAGTGGATTAACCAAAGAACCAGAACCAATTGGAAATGAAAAAGCTCCTTCAGCACCTTCTCTGGGGTTGCAAAAACAAGCAACAGGAGGCACTATGGATGAATTAGTTCAATTCTTTAAGAATCACTGGGCTGCAGTAGAAAATTTTCAATGGAGTTCAACAATGCAACCAGGAACTATTCTTTACCAAGCACCAATTTCACCACTTAAAACATATGGACTTTTTGAAAAGTATACAGAATTTTACAACACTTGGGGTGGATCTGTCAATTACAGAATTTCGTTAGTCGGGACTGCCTTCTATGGGGGCAAACTTGGCATGACATGGATTCCACCAAATTTGAATGTTGATGATTACCGCTCTGTAACGGATCTTACTATCTTTCCTTACGAAGTGTGTGATGTCAAAGAAACAGACACCATTGAAATTAAAACTGGTGACCAAAATGACAAAAAGTACCATATATTTGATCGTAAATCGTCTGCACCATTCTCAAAAGAAAATATTGGAGGAACATTTATCATCTTTGTTATGAATCAATTGCTAGCACAACCAAATTCTACATCAGTAACTGTCCAACTATATATCAATTGTCGTGATATGCACTTAGCACAAATTATTCCATCTGTTGGTACATCAAATGCAAGTTTGCCATCG